AGTGCTGTGCCTACTTTTCCGTCGCTCATTGCACGGTCTGAGTCGTCAGGACCAGTAGGCAAGTAACTGCTGGGCACACGCAGTCCACGGGCCATTTTGTTGTTAAAATACTTTAAATCGTCAATTTCACCTAGGTTTGAACCGCCAGCTAATGTTTCCACTGAGCTGCCTCGGCCGTCTTGCCCTTGTGGAAAGAAGTAGTCTTCGTTGATTGAAAGTGGATTGTAACTGGAATCCATCATGTTTTGTCCGCCACCTGTTATGGTAGGGATTCTACGCTGATGCATTTCGTTTTTTACACGTTCCACAAACTGCATGGCCAAGTGGCTTGGCATGTTGCCCACGTCAATCTTGAAAATTCTGCGCTCTGGAGCACGGCTCACACGATAGATAAGAATAGCGTCTTCCAGCAATTCTTTCTGTTTGTAAACTTTGTAAATCTGTTCCAGTATACTGCGCCCAAACGGCCAGAACACATCCAGGCCTTCGTTTAAACTGCAATGCACCACGTGCTTGGCATCCAGGGTAGCTTCGTTCATGGCATGCATGAATCTGCTGTTGCCTACACCGCCTCCGGCACCGCCGTTGGGCATGGTGTAGTTTGATGATCCTGATATAGTACCTGTCACAGGGTTGGTCATGTAGTCTGTGGTAGTCTTAGCAGCCACAGTCATGTTCTGGAAGTTGGGGTTGATGTCACGAATCACATACTGCTCAGGGCGCTTGCCTTCTGATTCGTTCACAATCACACGCATGACCTTGGTCATGTCCACCCACATCATTTCAAAGTTTTCAGGATCACGCACAAAAATCTGATCACCGTACTTGATGGTGTTGCGAAACAGTTTGAAGATGCGCTGGTCCAGTTTGTTTAGTTTAACCCACTGTTGCAGTTGTTTCTTGATGATGCCAATCTCGTGATCGGTGGGCTTGTCGTTGTATTTGACATCAAACGGTGTGCCGTTTGTTTCGTTCATTTGTGTGGAAAACTCAGCAATGATGTCTAAACAGGCATTGACTTCCGAGTCCATGTCCATGTTCTCATATTGATTGTAACGTTCCACACGATTGGGGTGACCTGAGTAAACTTCAGGTAGTCTGCTAGCATAGTTGCGAAACACAAAGTCTGCTTGTGTTGAAGCATTGCTGCCGTCGTTGCGAGGATAGTTTGGTAAACCAAACTGATTCTTGCCTGAGATTGGGCTCATTGCGCCTGAATTGTCTGCGACTTTGAAGTACTTGCGCCACGAACCTTGTTGTTTATCTGCCATAGTAGTTTATTTACCGTGATTACGACTGCGCACGTAGCATCTTGTTCTGTACGTCAACTGAGTTCTTTTGAGCAGCAACCATTTGTTCCATCATTGCAGCCATGGTTGAAGTTTGTTCAGCCATGATTTTGAACAATCCCATGGCTTCATCTCCCAGTCCCATTTTGCCATTGAAGCTGACAGGAACATTGCCATCTTTGAGTGGAATCACTGCTTCGGGACCGGCTTCACCAATCAGCGACAGTGTGGCGTCATCCACCAGTCCACCATTGGCAAAGGCAGGAATCTGTGCATGATAGTGGCCTGCTGTTGCACCTGATGAAGGATTGTTATACTCGTCGATTGCTAAACTGGCACCCATTTGCTTGAGCCAGTCTGTGACTGCCCGTCCTTCTTCTTTGGTAGGCGGCGTTGTCACTGTGAAGTCCATTGCTAGACCTTTTGTGTGCTGACTGCTTGGTGCTTTTTCATTGTGGAACTTGTCGTTAAAGCCTGTAAACATTCCAAATCCAGGAATGCCAGCCTGTACAGATTTTGCTAGTTCAATAATGTTAGGACTAATTTTAGCACCTTCGGCTTGAACGTCACCAGATTTAAGTCGTAATCCTAGCCCTTTAAGATCGTCTTGGCTCTTAATTTGCATGCCTTGGCCGCCGACCATGGGTGGCATGCTAGAGGACGATGGCATTTGCAGTCCAGTTCCTGCGCCCATACCTGGTGACGACGGCATCTGTAGACCACCCATGCCACCACCCATGCCACCGCCCATGCCACCGCCCATTGATCTCAACATAGTAGCGTTTTTACGCAAAGCAGCACCGGCTTCTTTGCCCATGGCTTTTTCCATAACCTCTACCATTTTTTCAAGTGTGTCGTTCTGCTCTTCGAGCATTTCGATCTCATCACCCATCAACTGTGTTTTTAAAGTTCTTAATCTGTCAGACAAGCGACTAAAATTTTGTGTTTTCTTTAGATCTTGATCTGTGAGCTTTTCTAGTGCTTGTGTATCTTTCAACATCTCATTGTAGAGAGTGTCGATCTTGTCCAGTTGCTCACCACCAGCTCCTGCCATGCCCCCAGTGTTAAGTTTTCCCATTAACTGGTTTTCAGGAATCACTAGCTCATTGCCGTGAAGCATTGCCAGATACCCTGACTGAGGTCCACTCAAGAATCCTCCTTCAGAAGCCATGGGTATGTTAGTCGTATCAACTGCTTCTACAGATCCTTGTTTGCCAGCATCCTTGGGATCTGGAGCTTGATTTCTTCCGGCAAATAGGTAACCACCGATGCCACCAATTGCAGCGCCCACGGCACCGCCAACTGCTGTGCCAATAACTGGAACAATACTACCTATTGCTGCGCCAGTTAACGCACCAGCACCTGCACCAGCACCTGCCGCAGCTAGTTTTTCACCAGTTGTGGCCTTGCCGCCAACAACATCTGCTAATCCTCGAGCAGCCACACCAGTTGCTTCGGCCAAAAGTCTCATTTTATCTTGAGCAGGTACAATGCCTTCAAAGATAAAATCTGTCATGGCCTTGTTGGCTTTGATCTGAGCTTCTACAATTGCTGTTTGCCCTTTTACCAACGGATCTGCACCGGCTATTTGTTTTTTCTGATCTTCTTGAATCTTAGCTGAGTTAGCAACAATATCTCCCTGCGCCATTTGAGCAAGTTTTAATTGTTCAGATAAGTTACCAAAGTTGTTGTTGTATGCACCCAACTGACCTAGTGTAGTACCCACTGTGTCGGCTGTATTACCCATTTCTTTGCCAGTACGTTGTGCGGCTTCTTGATAGCTAATTTGTCCAGCAATGACTTGTTGCGTAGTGCGTATCATCTCGCCGTTGGATGCCAGGTTAGCCTTTTGTGCATCAGCGTTTGACAAATTACCTGTTACTGATGCTTGGAATGCGGATGCCATTTCAGGACCGGCGGCTTCGTAAACGCTGTTGAGTTTTAGTAATGCTTCAGCGCCTTCTTTGTTACCGGCCAGTTGTAGTTCACGAACTTTGGCTGCAAATTGTTCTTTTTGCAATGCACGTTCGCGCTGTTGTTCCATCTCAGCACGACTCTGACCTGTCAACTTGGTCAGCATGTCTTGTTCTTTTAAATAGTCTTGAGCACCTTTGGCCAGTTGGGCAACACTCATTGACTGAGAATTACCCAAACGAGTTTGAATTTTAACATAACCGGCCATGCCTTCGTTGATGTCTTTGATTCCCAAACCCATGTTCATTAGGCCTGCACGAGCAGGCTCTATTGCCTGACCCATGTCGGCAAAACGTTTGCGTCCATCACTTACTGATCCAGCAAACAACGCAAAATCTTTAGAATTTTCTGCAACCAAGCTAACCAATTGGTCTAATTCGCCCATGGCCAAGCCGAGCTTTTGAGCATCGTTCTTCAGGCCAGTCATACCATCAGCAGCAGCGCCGCCGGCTTTGGCTAAACCTTGGTATCCTTTGTGAAGCTGATCTGCCATCTCATTGGCGGCTTGCGTGTACTTGATAAACGATGTAGCGGCCATGGTGATACCAGCAACCAATGCTTTGATCAAAAAGCCGCCAGGAATCAGCAATGACAGGGCCATACCAGCGGCAGTGGCTGCATTACTGAGTTCGTCCAAACTAGAATTAAATGCAGACGCACCTTTTTTGCCATCCAACATGGCTTTGCCGGCTGCCATACCAGCAGATGCCAATGCGCCTATTGCTTCTGCACCTTTTTTAGTACCAGCAGTGAAGTTTTCAGCCCCGTGCTTGGCCTTCATTTCCGCATCAGTTCTTGCGTCTTGAGTTTGTTGAGAAACTCTGCCGTTGTCTGCCAGTTCTTGGTTGACTCTTCGCAACGTTGCGGCTAGTTCTGTTGCGGCTTGATTCGCTTCTGCATTTCCATCTGCCATGTTTTACCACCCATAAGTATTGCTATATTTATAGGTGATTTATGTCCCAAACTACGAACCCACTAAAACAATTTTTTAGACAACCAGCAATTTACTTGCGTTTGCCATCCAATGGCAAGTACTGGCCCGACAGTTCAATTGAATTTCCAGAAAATCAAGAGCTGCCAATTTATCCAATGACTGCCATAGACGAAATTACATACCGCACTCCAGATGCGTTGTTTAACGGACAAGCTGTGGTCAACGTGATACAAAGCTGTGTTCCGGCGGTTAAAAACGCATGGTCCATCCCGGGCGTGGATTTAAATGCCATCTTGGTTGGCATAAGAATTGCCAGCTACGGACATGAGATGGATATCAATTCCAAATGTCCAGGCTGCCAAGCAGAATCTGAGTTCAATGTAGATCTGCGCATGATCTTGGATCAAATAAAACAGCCCGACTACGATACACCAATCAAACAAGGCGATCTAGAAATTACCATTTGCCCCATCAGCTACAAACATCAAAATGATATCAATCTACGACAATATGATCAACAACGTATGATTCAACAGATACAACTAGACGAGTCGCTAACTGATGAACAAAAAGTCGAAGCCTTGAACAAGGCATTGCATCAAATCACCGAGCTCACTATTGAAACATTAAAATACAGCATCAGCAGTATTCGTGCTCGCGGCACACTGGTCACAGAATCAGAATTCATTGCTGAGTTTTTGACCAATTGCGACCGTAAAATTTATCAAGAAATTCGAGAACGTATTATCAACCTACGTGCCGAGGCTGAACTCAAACCTTTTGATATTACTTGTCCAGAATGTGCGCACAAGCATCAACAAACTCTTACCCTGGACCAAGCAGCTTTTTTCGGGGTCGCCTCCTGACATTGACTCCTGAAGACATATCTACCATGGTAGATAACATGGACAAGGAGGCAGAAAGTATTCGTCGTCAAAGTTTAAAAATGTCGTGGTACATGCGCGGAGGCGCCACATACGAAGATGTTCTACAAATGAGCACACATGAGCGTAAAATGCTAAGTGAACTGATCAAAGAAAATCTTGACACAACCAAGTCAAGTAAACTGCCTTTCTTCTAATGGAACTAGAACAAGTCAAACAAGATATAGAATCCTGGATTGAGAACTTTGTAGAAGTTCCGCATCCGGCCTTGGGCGGATTTCCACCATGTCCGTTTGCACGTCAGGCCAGAATGAAACGCACGTTTGAAGTATACTTAGGAAGCGATCCTTATTATGATCTTAAAAATCGAGCACGTTGGGGCATGGGCAACCGAGAGGTTATTATCTATGCGTATGATCCTAAGGAATGGAGTCACGAACTGTTTTCAACCAGCATTGAATCTGCCAACACCGAACACCTATTACGAGCTAACATCCTAGCACTGGAAGATCATCCCGATGATGTTGAAAATGTCAACGGTGTCATAATGAATCAAGGCAAGTATGCACTTGCATTAGTACAATGTCTAAGTGACCTAAATACCAAGGCCCAACAAATGGCTAGCAAAGGATTTTATCATAACTGGCCAGAAGAATACTTGCAAGGCTTGTTTCGGCACAGACAGGATCCCAGGCAATGAGTTTGATTTTTGCAAAAATTAATCTTGATCAAGTTACGTATCAAGCCAACATTGATTGTGAGTTGCTGGATCCAGTGCCCATAAACGATATTCAAAGAATTTATAGAGCCTACTGTGCGCACAAGCACTTTCACAGCGTCATGCCCATGGTACCTGGAAGATTTTCAGTACCAGGCACAGAAGTCTGGGGCTACAGAGACAACAATCAATTGGTAGCCTGGAGCATGTATCGCATCTGGGACCAACACAGTGTGGTGTGTGATCATCATGCTTGGGATTACCGCAATCCTCGATTGAGACTGGGCATACTTAGTTTTCAAAACGAGTGTGCTATCTATCGAGACCGCGGATTCAAAACAATGTATTTTGAAAG